CTACCCATATAAATTCTTCTGGCTTAATACCAGTAGCTAACTCAACTCCCCACATGTACCAAGCAGCAGAAATGTGATACCCATAATTCATCACACTTCTTTGGAAAGATTTCCTCTCGGCTGAAACAGTTGTTTTTAAATCAACTATCGTTTTTCTATCTTTACTAATCCAATCAGGACGGCACTTGCCACCTCTGTCATTACCAGCAATATCCCAGAAAAAACTTTTCTCTACATCTCCTTCTGCTTCGTAATACTTGGCTGCTGGAGAATCTAAAAATTTTTGTTCGATTGTTTTTAAATCTTCTGCAAATTCAGCAGTAAGAATTGTTTTATTTTTGTTATCTGCTTTCCATGCCTTTCCTTCCTTACTAACAAAACTCATTCCTTTTGGTCTTGCTACAAAGTCACGAGTGAAAAGATGCGGTTCGCCTAATTTGCAATGAACAGCAGATCCTTCATCCATAGCAGGGGTGCTTTTAGATGGAACTCCACTCATTGAATACTCAAAATCTTCAGGACTGCCATATATCATTTTTTTTGCATTCGTACTAGATACGTGTCTTGTAGCGTGATATTCCTTAATGTCCATCTAAGGGTTGCGGTTTGTATACGTATAATATAGGCTAATAACGACAGATGCAACCCCATACGGTTAGATACAGGTCTATGCAGTTAAGAACGTATCAGACTGAAACAATAAATAAAACAGCCAACTCTTTAAGGAAAGGGAAGCATGCTCCTTTAATTGTTCTTCCTACTGGTGCAGGTAAAACAGTCATATTTAGTGAAATCTCTAAACGTGCAGTTCAAAAAAATAACAACGTACTTATCCTCGTTCACCGAAGAGAATTAATTAAACAAGCCTCTCAGAAACTCGCAAACATACAAGTTCCTCATGGCATTATCGCTGCTGGATTTAAACCTTCTTCTCACCAAATACAAGTAGCTTCAGTTCAAACAATCGTTCGCAGACTGAAATCAACTCCCTTTAAACCTACACTCATCATTATTGATGAAGCACATCACTCTGTAGCAGGCTCTTGGAAGAAGACTTTAGATAATTGGCCTACTGCCAAACGTATTGGTGTTACTGCTACTCCTTGTCGTTTATCAGGGGAAGGGTTAAGAGAAATGTTTGATGATTTAATCCTTGGCCCTAGCGTTAAAAAACTTGTTAAAGCTGGTTTTTTATCTCCTCATAAAGTATTTGGCGCACCTCAAAAAATTAACTTTAAAAAGGTAAAAATGAGGGGTGGTGATTATGCAACTGATCAATTAGCAGAGGAAATGTTAAAAGCTGACATCACAGGTGATGCCGTTAAACAATATCAAAAACACGCAAATAATCTTCCTGCTATTGCCTTTTGCGTTAATGTTGAACACGCAGAATCTGTCAAAACAAAATTTAACAATTCGGGGATCGCAGCAGACATAATTACGGGGAGCATGAATACTGACGACAGAGATCAAGTGATCAATGGCCTTTCAACAGGAAAGATCCAAGTGCTTGTATCCATCGAAGTGGTGTCAGAAGGATTTGATTTACCTGCTGTTAGCTGTGCAATATTACTCCGAAAAACAGCATCTCTTGGCTTATACCTACAACAAGTCGGACGCATACTTCGTCCACAAGAAAATAAAACAGCCATAGTCTTAGACCACGTTGGAAATACAATTACCCACGGCTTCATTGACGATCCGAAAAATTGGTCGTTAGATGCCCCTAAAAAATCAAGAAAAAATCAAGAAAAAGCTCCTGCTGTCCAAACCTGCAAACAATGTTTTGCTACTTATTCTCCTCAACCAACTTGTCCTGAATGTGGTTACTTTGCTCCAGTCAATACTCGTGTAATTACTGAGCAAGAAGGTGAGTTGATTGAGTTAAAACGTACTGAAGTTCGTCTACGACAGGCTGAAAAAGATCAAGCCAAAATGCTTATTAGAAAGGCCAGATCCTTAGAAGAATTAAAAGCTGTAGCAAAAAGACTCGGCTACAAACAAGGATGGGCTTTTAAAATGTATCACACTCGGCAAAATAAAGGTAAAACCAGAAGCATTACAACTGATCAATTGGGGTGGATTTAATGATGAAAAAAGAAGATCTCTTTAAGAAATTCGGTAAGCAATGTTCTAAACAAAAAATTTTCAAGGAAAAACAACACCTTTATTCTTCACCTTTAGGACTTACGTCTTGGAAAGAAATACTTGGTCACTTAGTTTTTTTTGATATATTTTTTAATGAAACAATGGTAATTGGAAATAGGTGTGACAAAGAGTCATCTATAACAACAAGTTACGCTCTTCATCACGATTCTCCAGTTAGGAATATTTCAAGAAATCTTGGCGAAGCATTTCTAAAAACTTCCACTAGGAGAGTAATCAAGCCTCCTATAGCTTTCGACCATTTCATTATCAACCTACCAAAAGGGTTGCTATTCGATGAATCGAATCAGCCTTTAAATGCGTTATTAGTGATGACTGCTGAGTGCTTCAGAAAAGCTTGTTTATACCGTAAGGTCAAGCTCACTATGCCCGAATTTGATGGACTTTGGGTTATTGGTCTTTGTAAGAATGGCGATGTTTTTATTGATACAACAAAATGGGGCAACATGGATTACGAGGAACAAGATGAAAAAGATTTCTGTCTCGGTATTGATCCGATCTACAAATTAGAAGCTGATGCTGCTGCATCAAATATGCGAAAAATTGCTGTTCATTCATTACTAACAATGGCTTACAAGCCAGAATTGTTATCTGAATCAAAACCAATTTCTTCAGGTACTGGTTTTGGGAGCATTGGGAAAAATAAGCAAGCAAGAAATAACGTATGGATTGGAGAAGAATTTATCAGTAAAACCAGAAACAGATCGCAATCTGATGATCGTGAAGGCTCTCCATTAGCTTCTCATTGGAGGAGAGGCCATTGGCATACCTATCTAACGGGGAAAAAACGAGAAAAGCGATCTTTAAAATGGATTGAACCTATCCATGTTAATGCGGGCTAATATTTATGAATGAGCAACCAAGAAACAAAGATCCAGCAGGAAATAAGACTTGCACTTGGAAGGATCAAAAACCTACGTCTGTTCCGTAATGAAACAGGCCAACTTCCTGATCCTCGCACTGATCGCTGGGTTCAATTTGGTCTTGCTAAAGGTTCTTCTGATTTAATCGGATTCAAAACGATCAAGATTACTCAAGATATGGTTGGTGATTCTGTTGCTCAATTCGTTTCAATAGAAGTCAAAACTCCCAAAGGTAGACCAACTGAAATTCAAAAGAACTGGTTGCATTGCATTAAATCTGCTGGCGGTATTAGTGGAATAGCCCGTAGCATTGAGGATGCTCGAAAAATCCTCGACCTCTAAATCTAAATCTATCTCTTATCTATATGAACGATCTCAAAATAGATCGGGAGCAATGGAGGCTCTTCTTAAAAACTCTCGGAAAAAATAAAAATCAAGTCAGACTTCGATCTTTTTTCCCTAAAGGGCATTTCTTAAAAGATCAAGATCATGGTAAAAAATCTGACGCTAATCTCGACTGGATTACTAAATGCCAAGAAGAAGGTCGTGGCGTTTATGTCGTCATCAACAATGGCGGTGATACCGATTCTTCAATAACTGACTGCAAAGCTTTTTTCTACGAACACGATGACATCCCAAAATCAGAGCAGCTCGAGTTGTGGAAGGGGCTGGGACTACCTATTCCTAGTATCCGAGTCGATACAGGGGGCAAGTCTATTCATAACTATTGGATACTTAAAAAGGCTATAGATCCCAAGACTTGGAAGCCTATTCAAGAAAGACTCCTCGATTACGCAGATGCTGATCGTTCCTTAAAAAATCCTTCCAGAGTAATGCGTCTCCCAGGTACGCATTACATGAATAAAGATGGGGCTGGAGAACTTACCCACATTATTGATATATCAGACAAAACTTATACCTTAAAAGAAATAACCGACTGTTTACCAACTCCAAAAAAAGCTCAAGAAATAAAAGCAAGTTCGCAATACAAAGAATGGAAACCGCAACCAATAGAGGTTGTCGAACAAGCGTTGCAAAGAATCCCTTCAAGAGTTCCTGGCTCTGGTACTTATCACGAATATAGAAATATCCTCTGGGGTTTAATCAAAGCTTGCGAAGAAGCGGGGAAAGATAAATATTACGCAATAAATCTTATGCAAATGAACTCTCCCGATTGGAAAGGACTTGATCAAATTGCTAATTCTGGGGGTAAAGATATTCAAGCTGGAACTTTTTGGTTCTGGGCTGCTAAAAATGGTTTCAAATTAAAAGGTAAAGCAAGAGTTGAATTTACTGTTTCTGTAGAAAGTGGTTTAGTTGATCCAGAAGAAGAAGTCACAGTAGGAGGTGATCCTCCTCAAAAATTAGAAGCTAAACAATATTTAGAAATGCTCCGTAGTTGGGCGAAATACAAAACAGATATAGAGACACAAGAGAAAGTAATCGTAGAAAGAAAACCTCAATGGCCTCGATATAACATCTTTAGTCAGCAAATTGAATTTACTCCTCCTTATGGTTCCCAAAAAGGAAAAATGGTTGCTTGTGAAGGTGAATATGCTTTAGATCGGGTCTATCTACATCTTGCAGATCAGAATTATAAAATCTCCAAAGAAGTGGCAGCAGATTGTTTCGTTCAAGCTGCTAGAGAAAATGTTTATGACCCAGTTAAAGAATATTTAGAAGGTTGCCTCAAAGGGCCAGCAGAATCAATTGACATTCTTGCAACAACTTATTTAAGACCTGAAGACGATTTATCAGATGGGCCAACGATCTATGACCAAATGTTGAAATGTACCTTAATCGCAGCAGTTGCAAGGGTTTATGAGCCTGGATGCAAATTCGACAACGCTTGTGTCCTGATGGGAAAGCAAGGCGCAAAAAAGTCCAGTTTTTGGATGGCCTTGGGGGGAGACTGGTTCTCTGACTCCTTAAAAGATATCAATGGTAAAGACTCGCTAATGACTTTGCACTCCGCATGGATCAGTGAGTTCGCAGAAATCGATACCATGTCAACTAAAAAAGAAACAGGAGCAGTTAAAGCTTTCCTTTCTCAATCGACCGATATATTTAGAGTCCCTTATGGTAAGACAACTGAAAAATTTCCTCGCCGTGGCATCGTAGTTGGATCAACAAACCGAACAGAAAATTTTCTCTTAGATGATACGGGATCTCGTAGATTTTGGATTATTCCTACTACTTGTAGCATTGAAAATCCAATCGCAAGTCATGAAGTAAAACGAACTAGAGATTTAATTTGGGCCGCTGCTGTTCGTGCATACAAAGATGGACATTCTTATATTTTAGATACAGAAACAGAAGTGAAAATTAACGAAAAAAATGAAAGATATCATATGGAAAATCCTTGGAAAAATAAAATCTCTGATTATGTAAATGCACCTGCTAATTTACTTGAAGAATTTACAACTGATCAAATTTTAACTCTTGTAATTGAAAAGCCTCTTGAAAGACAAACACGCTATGACCAGATGCAGGTTGCGATGATATTAGGGGATCTAGGATTCACGAAACGACGAGGAACAGTCGAAGGTCGTCGCAAATGGGTCTACAAGCGAGACTCGATGTGATTTTTTCGCTTTTATTTTTGGTGTCCGATGTGTCTGACCTTTTGTCCGATAGTAGGACACAAGCAAATCCTGTGATCCCAATTGTTTTATAGTGGTGTCCGACCTGTCCTACCCCTTTATTTATTTATTTATTTTTAATAGTAGTAAGAGGCGTAATAGGGGGAAAACAGCCCTATCCTGCATAAACCCGATTAGGTTAAGGAAACTCTTCAGGAAGGATAGACACGGTTGGACGGTTGGACACTTGCAGTTTGACAGTCTCATTCACCAAGACTTGCTAATATATATATAAGCTTTTTGAAAAGTTTTAATATGTCATCCTCAATTAACTTTGATCCAAGTAAATTTATTAATAAATTAAATATACTTGAACGGTCAGTTTCTAAAACTGCTTTATCTAGTGCTTTGAAAAGTCTTGGGTATGTTTTAACCAAAGAAGAAATTCCAAAAACAATTTCTAATCCAAGTGGTAAATATGGTGGTTATAGAAAACCTGTTAATTTTACTAAACGTGCTTTTTTTTATAGCGTTAATGGTAATGAATTAGCATTGAAAATTAATGAGAATGCTCCTAAAGGTAATGCTCCTGCTAAATACCTTTATCCTGTAACTCAAAACCCTGGGTCTAGTGAAAGGAAAGGGATGAGCAGAAGTACAAGGATGCCGACAAAATTTGCTGGGCATTTACGACAGAAGGGATTTATTAGTGGTTCTACTTATCCTTCTCCTAATTTAAAGAGTACTGCATTTACTAAAACGGCTGAAAAAAATATTAGATCGACTGATTATCGGCAAGTGCTTTTTGGTTTAGCTAGAACTATTTCTCCTGCTGTTGAAAAAACCAAATCATATAATGCAGGTTTTGCAAGACAGGCGATTTTCAGTATTGGTACAGATAGTGGAGATGTTAGAGGAGGTCGACCTTTAACTCCTGGAATTTATAGGGCCAAGGCGAAGAATAGTCTGGAGATGCTTTTTAAATATGTACCTTCTCCTCCTTCTGTTCCTATTGTTTTTGAATATCAAGATTTTGTTGCTTCAAAAGCTGAAAAACTTTTCTATGAACGTCTAAGAGAATCTATCAAGCGAAATATTGACAGGTTGTAACGACGGTTGTAAACTTGATATCAAATCTTATCCTTATCTTTATTTGTTATGGCTCGGTTATCAAAGTTAGAACTTCAGGTGCAGACTTACGATGAAGCTTATAGAGCTGGTCGTGCATTGGTTACTGACCAAGAATATGATGTTCTTCGTGACCGATTAAAAAGAAAAAATCCAAACAGTCCAGTACTTGTAGAAACTGGCAGTGGTACTCATTTGCAGAGTTTAGATAATGGATCTTTTCTTGATTGGCAGAAAAAGATTGGTAAGACAACTCGGCTATTAGTACAACCAAAGATTGATGGTTGTGCAGTGGCTGCAAGATATGTCAATGGGAGACTTGTTAAGGCATGGACTCGCAGTGGCAAAGACATTACTGCTGCAATGCGTCTTGTCTGTGACTTTCCTCAAGAATTAACTGAAGCAGTTGATATAGAAATTCGTGGAGAATTATTTGGAGTTGGTTTAAGTGGAGCAAGTAGTCAGAGACTTGCTGCGGGTCACATACGCAAAAAGGTTCCTACTGTTAATAAAAAGCTTTCTTTTTCTGCCTTTCAAATCTTTGGCTTTGATCTTGTTAATTTTGAACATGAAGTGATGTTCAGATTAGAGAATCTTGGATTTAGAAATATTGGTTCAAGACTTTTAAGATTTGAAAAAGATGAAGCTCCAATGATTAAACGTATGTTTAGTCAGTGGGAAGATTCTTTTTTGTGGTCAGAGTATCCAACAGATGGTCTGGTTGTAAAAGTTGATGACCGCAAACTTCAAGCAAAGCTTGATAAGCAAGCAAAAACTGCACCTCTTTGGGCGTTTGCTATCAAAAACTGGCAATAAGCGGTTGCCAAGATGATATCAAAATGGTATCTTTATAAGTATCACATAGCTTTTATCTTTTATCGTGAAAAACCTTTCAATTCCTCTACCAAGCAAATTGCATGATTTGTTTGTTCGTATCGCAAAATCTGATAATCGTAGATTAAACGATTTCTCATATCTAATTCTTGCTGAAGGATTACGTTTTTATTTCGAGAATAAAGAATTTTATTTAGAAAAACTTGTTTCTGAGATGTCAGAGCAAGAAGTAAAACAATTCCATAAAAACAATGATCTGAAAAACTCGACAATGGGTTGGGATCACTTATCTATGGAAGAAAAGAAAAAACAAGGTTATGTCGACATTGAAAATTTCTATGATGTTCAATTCTTTGTTGATCAACTTGAAGCTTTAGCAATTGCGGAGACAAACTAATGAACACTCAAATTCCTTTTAACAACATCGGAATACTTCCTGTCCCTTCTGATTGGATGCTTCCACCAAAGATCAAAACATTTCCTTTGAGGCATCACAAAAGTAGAAAAGCTGGTGCTATCTACGTTATGGATGAAGATGACATGAGAAAAAGAACAATGTATTTTTTTCGCTTAGACACTGATTGCGAGGCTGCAAAGCGTGGGGTCTGGAGAAACTGGCAAGCAATTGGCTGGGAAGATTGTGAGGTAGGTCATGCATGGATTTCTGCTACTTACGATGATTTTGATGATCCAGATTTTGAAGGTGTTAGTTCAAGAGTCACTTGGTTTGTCAAATTTTCTCATGATGGAACTCCAGAAAGATATACAGGTGATCCAAATGGAGAATTTTGGGGATGGAATGTTGAAGATGTTTCAGTAATGCATGCTTTTGAAAGAACTCCAAGAGATAAGACATCAATTACCTATGAGTACTGGTGTAAAAATCTTGCTGGTGAGAGAGTTGCTTTTGAAATGACTGGTAATGGTCAATATGACTGTGAAAAGAAAGCTAAAAAGAAAATAGATGAAGATCCAAATCTATCTGATTACACTGGTTACTGCTTTGTTAGCAAGGGGGTGGCAGCATGACTAAAAAATTATTATTTGAAAAGGAAGATCGGGTAGCTTGGTTATTAGAAAATGGTTTAGTTCAAACGATTTATCGAACAAACGAGGTAAGCAAAGGATTTACTATTAAGTATGCTCCTTACTGGCATCCTTACGAGTTAAGACATCTCATGCGTGATTACGCTGCGTATAGTCCACTTAGCTATGTAAGGTTAGGGCAAAAAATCAAGTCACTTGGTTTATGTATTGAAGGTGATGATGATTCATGGAATTTAAAAAAGCTATTAACTGCAATAGCAAAACACATATCTATGAACGCTAAACCTTGGAAGGGTGATGATGATCATCAAACAGTTAAACAAAAATATGGTTCAAGAGAAGGTTTTAGAAAAGGATTGCTTCATGGCTACAAACGTTATTTAACAAAGGAGGTGGCGTGATGGGAAGACCTAAGTTTGCTAATGGATGGATGATAGATCAAGACAATTGGGCAATAACAGTTCAATGCCCTAAATGCTCTTGTGATTTCCCTGTTGGGAATCTTGTTTGGGAACATCTACCTTGTCCTGAATGTAATGAACTGACTAAACGTGAAGATTGGTTAGTTTTGGGGGTGGCGTGATGACTAATTCAAATCCTCTCGCACCAGAACTCCTAGAAAAGATGTGGGCTGTTTATTACCACATGCATGGAGGCAGGCAAAAGAAGAAAACATTTCTCAGTAATGCAATTGAGTTAATTGAATTAATGCAAACTGCTATACCTGGGGATTTTGAAATTCCTCAAAAATACAAGGGAGATGCCATTAAATATGGTTTCAACTTTGATATGTGGGGGCGTAGTGAAGCCCTCCAATTTTGGTCAACTAAGTATCAAATAAAAGGAGAAAATATTAGTAAATATTTTTACTCCATAGATGCTGTAACTACTCTTTCTTAATTATGATTGACGATTTTGAAACCAAGATCACAAGTGATCTGATGACCAATATGGGCATCGCAATGATTCAACAAGGTCTTCCCGATTCGACAGAAATGACTCCTTGGGATATGACTCTTGGTGATTTCAAAAAAATGGGTGGTCTAACAGACCAAGACATCAAACTTTTACAATCGGAGCAAAATTAATGGCTAATCAAAAGAAAAGAGCAAGGTCAACTAAGCATCCAGTTCACTTGCGTCTTAATCCTGATCTTTATAAAAAGGCTCAGTTTTTATCGGATGAAGTTCGTAGCGATGTTTGGCCAGAAGGAATGCCTGTCGCAACTTATTTAGTTTCTGTTATTGAGCCAATTCTTTTGGAAAAATTTCAAGAGCTGGGAGACTTGCGGGATGACTGAAACACACACAGAGACTCGCAAGCACCTGGAGGACTTGCGAGATGTCTATTAAACCCAATCCAGCAATGCTGGGATTACTCTCCTGGACTGGCAGTATGCAAATGTATGCTGCCGATCATCGTTGGGCAAATGCCGAAATCAAAGAAAGGTATAGATTGTTTGCCGATGGCTGCTTCGGCGATCTAACCGATACCGAATGGGAGCAAAACTGTTTAACAATTAATGCTGCCGAAGAAGGATTCCTCGGAGGAATATTGTTAGGTCGTTATCGACTAAGTAATAAAAAAGAAATGAATATACGAACTCTTCACTATGGGATAAAAAACGAATCGGATGAAGCACAAACTTCTCAAACGGTTTTATTTTTCCCTCCCGAAACATAACTCATTTACTAACTGGTTGCCAAGGTGGTTGCCAAGGTGGTTGCTCTCTGATACGATATTCGTATTCGCAAGCAACTAATGACTGCAACTGTTCAAGTAACCCCAAAAGCCTTTGAGGTCAATCAGATCTGTGAAATGGGCTGGGGGTGTCCTACAAGGCATGATTTTCTTATCGTTACAAGAATTTCTAAATCAAATGTTTGGTTTAGTTTTATCCCAGAAATAAGAATTGATGATGAGTGGGGTCGCCAATGGGGATTTCAAAAGTGGAACTCCCTACCTAATTTCAAAAAGGTAGATGGTAAAAATGTTCCTATTACTCAAGGAAAAGAGTTTAGAAGAAAAATTTATAGAACTAATGATTCTTCTAGATATTCAGAGTATGCCTACATCAAGTATCAAGGCATTATTTGCCCTTGGGATGGCGAAGTAAAAAGTAACGACTCAATGGATTAATGAACTTAAAAAAATTATCCAAAAAAGAAAAGAAAAGTCTTTATGAGGGACTTGATCATCTTGTTTATTTTGTCCTTGACAATAAATGGAAAAACGAGGACAGAAAAAACCTTGAAAAATTACACAAACTACTCTTAAAGGAGCAAAAGAAATGAAAGCCGAGACTCGCAGAGATTCTGTAACAAGGATTCGAGACTCGCAGAGATTCTCTAACATAGGCGGGGAGACTCGCAAAGGCTGGATTATTCTAAGCCTTTTTTTGTGTCTCTGACTCAGAAAAATACATATAATTTTTTTGTTTTCTCCTGGAAAAATAATAATTTTCAAAAAAATATTAACTAATTCTTATTAACAATTGATTGCGATTTCAGGGGGTTGTTATAAACAATTAATCAGGATTACAGCTAATTCTTAATAAGAATTATTCAGGATTAAAAGTAATTCTTTATATTTTATAAAATGTAAATTATTAACAATTCATCAGGATTAAAAGTAATTCTTTATATCTGCAATTTAAATTAATTGTTTATATGTTTATATAAATTAAATCATCAATATTTTTGAGTCGTTAGCTATTTATCAGGCTAACGTCTACTAGTCGTCAGACGTTATAACGTCACAAAGTAGTTGACGTTATGGCATATTTTTAAATATGGTCAATTTAGATTTTGGCTTACTTTCCTATATGGCAAGTGCAAAAGTTTTTATATATATAGATATAGTTTTTATGTGCCAATATTACAACTGTCTACGGTTGGCTAGTTGGTTGCTTTATTGGTTGCTATATTTAAAAAGTAATCAATCAATCAACTTTATGGCTTCTTTAAACATTGCTGACTTTATCCCTGTAAATGATCGTTTCGACGAGTTAGACAAGTATCAAAAAGTAAGTATCAACTTTTTAATTCATGAAATTGCTAAGCATCAACTTAGTTTTGAAGATTGTGAACAGTCAAAAAGAACTAAGGATATTAACCACGCTTTAAAGGTTTTAAGAAGCACTTTAGAAACAAGACCAGCAAGGACAATTAAATGAAATTTTTAATTTTTTATTTAATAGCATTACTTGCCATTATTCCTTTAATTGGTCACATATCAAATATTGACCAAACCCAAAGCCAAAAACAAACTCAATTAATTCAATCTTATTTAAATCAATGAACTTTTTAAAAATGCTATTAAATGACGTTCAAAACGTCTTTATCTCTCAAAACAATGAAGATTACGCTATTTATATATATAAAGGAGTTTATTTTAAGTGGGTACGCTTTAACGATCTCTCATATACCTATGAGGACGCAAAAACAAAGTGTGGATATTTAAAAAGAATAAATAATAATTGGCTTTATAAAATAGACCTTTCTTATTAAAAATTATCTTTATTCATTCTATTAATTGTTTCTTATCATGTTTGCATTAACAGGCCCGAATTCTCTATCGTCTACGGGATCTTTTAAAAAATCCAAAGTGACTCAATTGGATTTAAATCTATTTAATCAATTATTCGATTCTAAACAAACTAAGCAAAAACTAGAATTAAATTTTACTTGTTGTTTTAGTGGTTTAAGTGTTGCCAATGTTTTTATAAGCCGTCGAACGACGGTTAAGTATAAAACAAGAAAAATCACTTTAAAATATATTAAAGATCCTAAAGTTTGCCCATTTTATTTTTATGAACGTGACGGCAAAGTATCAGCGGCAAGCGGTGATCTTGCTATTTTTGTCAATAATATTATTTTATCTTTTGATAAGCCTAAAACTAATTTGAGGTTGAAATAATGAATATATCAAAAGATTTTAAACTTGATTTATGCATGCTTTTTTATATTCGTGACGTTTGCTCAAATAAAGAAACATTAGATAAATTAGATCTAATGATTAATAGTAATTCTGCAAAAATTAGCGAATTAGAAATATTATCTATTCGCTCAAAATTTACCACTTTTTACAATTCTCTCTAATTCTCCTGGTTTTACTATCATGAAACAATCTTATCTAAGATTAAAAACAGTTAAAGACTTTGAAACTTTAACTAATCAAAACTCAATCGAATTATTAACAACTACTCAGCCAAAAATTGATAAGAATAAACTCTTTACAGCGGTTTTACACTTATCTCCTAGTAATTTGAGCGGCGTTGATTTTTGCCCGAATTCTTTCAACTGCCGCAAGCTATGCCTTTTCTATAGTGGGAATAAACTCTACCACCAAACCAAGTTCAAAGCACGTTTAAGAAAATCAAACATGTTTAATGCTGATAAATTTAAATTCATGCATTCTATATTAATCAATATATGTCATTTATACGCAAAAAATCATTATCAACCAATGAATCTCAGATTAAATGCTACTTCAGATATTCAGTTCTTAGATATTCCGATTGATATTAATTTGACTTTATCTAATTGGATTTATAACCGCTATAATATATCTATTAACAGCGGTTTATATCAATCAATCTATCATTTAATATTAGATAATCAATTAAGTATTAGATCGTACGATTATACAAAAATTTTAACATCTAATAAAATTTATAAATCATTAGACTGTAACTATCATCTAACGATGTCCTACGATGGCAAGCGACAGAATGAAACCAATATAAAAGCATGCAAGCTAGCAATTCAAAAAAATATCAATATTGCTATGGCATTTCAACACGTTAAAAAATCAGAATGTTTTAAGCCTATTTATAATTTATATAATCAAGATTTTGAAACTATCGATGGAGATATGACAGACGAGAGATATTTAGACGCAAAAAATAAAATTGTTTGCTTAAGATATAAAAGGGATCAACATCATAAAAATCTAAGCAAGAAAGATATTAATGCTTTTTGTTATGACTAACTAAGAATTAAAACAAGAATCAGCGGCCAATAATCGGCCGCTTTTTTTATGCCTTGCATTAATTTAACTGTTTATAGTTTATAAATATATTAATGGGTAATAGTTTATATAATTAATTTATTTTAGTTTGTAATAGTTTATATCTGTATTTTATATTTGATATTAATAATTTATACTATTAATCCTGATTAGTTTCTAATAGTTATTACCTGGAATATGAATTAGTTTGTAATTATAATTATAAAAAAGTTGGGTCCTTTTTTTACATGAACTTACGGGTTGTGTCTGCGCCCAAAAATTATTTAGGCTCAGAAAATATAAGTTTGTTACATCTGTTAAGTTTTTTCCTCCCCCATATTTTCAGCCCAGTGATAATGCGGAATTATACCACATGTAACAAGATACGCTAATGTAACAAACAAAGGTTTCTGTTACACCAAACCACGAAATGCCACTAATCACGAGAAAGCAAGCGGCGGAAGAGTTAGGGGTCACTTTGCAGTCGATTTATATGTCCGTTAAGAGGGGTAAATTGACGGCGATGGAGGATGCACAGGGAAATGTATTGATAAATAGCGACACAATGCGTGATGAATTACGCAGGAAATCGGCTGGTCAAAGGATGAATCGTATAGACGCTACAAATAAAAAGCCTAAAAAAGTAAGAAATAGCATTACAGACGAATCAATTCCCGAATATGAAGAGAGCAGGGCAAGAACAGAGCATTTAAAAGCCGAATTATTGGAGTTAGAACGTAAAGCAAAGGAAAAAGATTTAGTTCCGATGTCTGAGGTGCAGACCACTTGGGAAAATATTGTTGCTACAGCTCGAACAAAGTTATTAGGTGTACCTACAAAAGCAAAACAAAGGATTCCTGATCTAGACACCAATGCAATGAGTCACCTGGATGACATCATTCGTGAAGCATTAGAAGAATTAGCGGAGCCACAAGCAGCATGAGTGCAATTGTTGAATTAGAAAGAAGGGCGTTTGCAGCATTCAAGCCACCTAAGAAGTTAACTCTTAGTGAGTGGGCTGATGAATATGCGTATTTGAGTGCTGAGTCAAGTGCTGAAGGTGGGCGATGGCATACATTGCCCTACCAGAAAGGGATTATGGACGCAATTACTGATCCTAGTATTGAACAAGTTACGGTAATGAAGTCAGCTAGGGTCGGATATTCTAAGATCTTAAATCATATTATTGCTTACCATATTCACCAAGACCCCTGCGGCATAATGGTCGTGCAACCAACAATTGAGGACGCTTCTGGTTACTCGAAAGAGGAGATAGCACCTATGATTAGGGACACTAAAGTTTTAACAAATTTGGTCAGTGATGCTAAAACAAGAGATAGTAATAATACAATTTTACAGAAACAATTTCCAGGAGGTGTGCTTTCTTTAGTTGGAGCTAACTCAGCTAGAGGCTTCAGGAGGGTAAGTAGAAGAATAGTCCTGTTCGACGAAACGGATGGCTATCCTGCATCGGCTGGTACTGAAGGAGATCAAATCAAGCTTGGTATAGCTAGGACACAATATTTTTGGAATAGAAAAATAGTTGCTGGTTCTACTCCTACGATCAAAGATTTTTCAAGAATAGAAAGATTATTTGAGCAATCTGATCAGAGGCGATACTACGTCCCATGTCCAGATTGTGGTCATATGCAGTATTTAAGATGGCCCAATATGCGTTGGGAAGGATCTGATACGGACAATGTTTCTTATGCGTGTGAAGAATGTGGTGTTTTAATTCCACATAACAAAAAGAGATGGATGGTAGAACGTGGCGAATGGAGGGCTACTCAACCAGGGAATGGTCGTCATGTTGGTTTTCATATCTGGGCTGCTTATTCCTACTCACCAAATGCTGAATGGTCGAATTTGGCTGAAGAATTTGAGTTAAGCAAACATGATCCAGAACAGTTAAAAACGTGGATTAATACGACATTGGGCGAGACATGGGAAGACGAGTATGCAAGTAAGGTTGGTGCTGATGCCTTAATGGAGAGAGCAGCAGAAGCTAAATATGAAGTAACAGTCCCACCAGAAGAAGCATTAGTTCTATGTATGGGATGTGATGTCCAGGATGATCGTTTGTCGATGTCGGTTTTTGGCTTCGGCAGGAATGAGGAGATGTTCCTTGTTGATAGAAAGGTTATTTATGGATCTCCTGCAAGAGCAGATTTGTGGAAGCAGATGGATGAAGTGTTAATGGGGCAATATGTGAGTCAAGATGGATTTGAAATGAAGATAGAAAGTGCGGCGATAGATACTGGAGGCCACTACACGCAGGAAACTTACCAGTACGTTCGAGAAAGATCTCAGTTAGGTTTGATTGGTATTAAAGGTATAGGTCAAAAAGGTAAACCACCGTTAGGGAAACCAACAACGCAAGATATAACTTTTTCTGGAAAGGCATTGAGAAGAGGTGTGAAGTTATTTCCAGTTGGAGTTGATGTTATAAAGACAACGCTTCATAACAAGTTGAAGAATGCAGAGAAAGGGGAGGGATACATTCATTTTTATCCAACTATTACACATGATTATTTTGAAGAATTAACTGCTGAGAGACAAGTTTTAAGATACAAGCATGGGTATCAAGAACGTGTTTGGATGAAAAAAAGCAATGCAAGAAACGAAGCTTTAGATGAAATGGTGTACTCATGGGCAGCGTTTGAAAGGTTTAGGCAAAGATATGATCGACGAACAATGTGGGATCAATTAGAAAAAAGGCGTAATCCAGAGAAGCCTAAGCAGGAGGTTCCGCTAAGATCAAAGGGAACTAAATCTGCTAATCGGCAAAACTTTGTCGGTAATTGGTAAAAAAAGTGACTATTCCTAAACAAATTAGAGCAGGAGACATTGTTCAGTGGAGAGACAACTCTACTACTGATGTTTTCGGCGAACCTATTAGCAGCCCCGATTGGACTGTTACTTATTACCTAAGAACCAATACTTCTTCTGAAGGAGCGACTGTTAGCAGTACCGCTTATACAGATGGTTGGCAATTTACGATCTCTTCTTCGACGACAGCTAATTTTGATGCAGGAGATTGGTATTTTCAAGCGGTTGCAGATAAGTCTGGAGCAGAAAAACAGACGATAGCTACTGGTCGTTTTGAAGTTTTAGCTGCTTTAAGTTATTCAGGTACTCCTTCTGCTTTCGATGGCAGGAGCCAGGTAAATAAAGATTTGGATTTAGTAGAGGCTGCAATTAGGGCGTTATTAAACAATGGTGTTGTTCAAGAATACAAAATAGGAAATAGAACAGCTAAAAAGTATGATTTAAGCGAACTTTTAGTGCTAAAAGCAGCATTAAAGGCAGAATTAGTAAGGGAACAGGCTGCGGAAAAAATTGCCAATGGTCTTGGCAATCCTAGAGCCGTTCACGTTCGTTTCGGAGCTTAACAATGGGAGTCATCAATGCGTGGAAAGGATTCTGGACTTCTGGAGATGGCTTCAAGCAATCTGCTGTCTCAGATATTGTCAAACCTAAAAGACCAGCAAGGTCTTATCAAGGAGCGTTGATTTCAAGGCTTACTTCTGACTGGATGAGTAGTCAAAGTAGTGCTGATGCTGAGATCAAGGCAAGTCTTAGGAAGTTACGAGATAGATCAAGAGAACTTGTTAGGAATAATCCTTATGCAAAACAGGCAAAGAGGACTACACAGATTAATACAGTTGGAACTGGAATGAAGTTCCAGTCTGATGTCACTCAGTTAAGAGGTAATAGAAAAGATAGAAGAATCAATGGAATGATCGAGGCGAGATGGAAGGATTGGTGTAGGGCAGAGAATTGTGATGCTGCTGGCAAATATAATTTTCAGCAACTTGAATGGTTAGCTGCTGGTGCGTTACCTGAGTCGGGTGAGGCGATCTTTAGGATTATTAGAAAACCTTTAGGTAGCTCTGTTGTGCCATTGGCATTACAGATGATTGAAAGTGATCTGTTGGATGAGGAATATGACGGCAAGACGTTGAGCAAGAATAATGAATGGCGAAATGGTGTGGAGGTTAATGAGTGGGGAAGAGCAGTTCGATATGCGGTTTTGACTAAGCATCCAGGCGATGCGATTTATATCTCTTCGATAACTGATAACAGGAAGCATGTTTTCCTACCTGCTGAAGATATTATTCATTTATTTCTTCCTGAAAGGCCAGGTCAGAACAGGGGTGTGCCTTGGTTCCATAGTGTCATGGCAGACATGCACCAATTGCAGGGCTACGAAGAAGCTGCGGTTATTAGGGCCAGGGCTGGCGCAAGCATCATGGGCTTTGTGACCAATAATGAGGGAGAGTTAATTGGAGATGAAGTAGAAGCTAATCAACGAGTACAAAATTTCGAGCCAGGAACCTTTCGGTACTTAGCTCCGAATGAGAATATTACGGTTCCAGATATTGACTATCCAAGTCAGCAGTATGAGATGTTCGTTAAAAATAAGGTTCGCCGATTTGCAAGTGGCTTTGGATGTTCCTTTGAAACAGTAAGTAGGGATTTCAGTGAGACAAACTATTCAAGTTCAAGATTGAGCTTGTTAGAAGATAGAGAACATTGGAGAGTTGTTCAGAAGTATTTAATTGATAATTTCCATTATCGGATTTTTAAAGAGTGGCTTGCTTTAGCTTCTTTGTCTGGTGATCTTGATTTTATTGATTACGCAGCAAGGCCAGAAAGATATTGTCAGCCAAGATGGACACCACCAGCACAACACTTTGTTGATCCGTTGAAGGAGGTAAAAGCTTATAGGGAAGCAGAGCAAGCTGGCTACATGACTAAATCTCAAGTAATTGCTGCTTCTAATGGCGGTGATTATGACGATATAGTTGCTGAGTTGGCGAGGGAGAAGGAGGTAGCAGAGGAAGCAGGAATTGTATTGGATAAAGATAAGATTGAAATTCCTGTCCCTGAAGAACAATTAGAACTGCCGATTGCAAAGAAATCTGCACCTACGACTAGAAGAAAAAAAAGAACTAAGGCATGATATTGGGTAGATAAACTATCATTGGTGGAGGTTCCTCGATTTAATTTATGGAAAACGAAAAAGTTTCTCCTGAAATGGAGAAAGATAAAGAGGTCGAGGAAGAATCTTCGACAAGGATAGATCTTTCAGAAAAGTATCAAAGAACGGAAGTAACTGAGTTTAGAAGTGTCGGTAAAGGTCGTACTTTTGAATTTCCTTTTAGTTCTGAATACCCAGTAGAAAGGTATTTTGGTAAAGAAGTGTTAAAGCATGATGACAGATCAGTTGACTTTAGTCGTCTGAATTCTGGTGCTGCACCTCTTCTTTGGAACCATGATCCAGATCGCCACATAGGGATAGTCGAAAAGGCATACATCGATAAAGACAGCAAACGTGCTTATGCAAAAGTTCGCTTTTCACGCAGTAAATTTGCTTCTGAAGTCTTAGATGACGTTAAAGATGGAATTTTACGTGGTATTTCCTTCGGTTATCAGATTAAGAATATGGAGGAAGAGGACGGAACATTCGTCGCAGATGACTGGGCTGTCCATGAGGTAAGCATTACTCCCATACCAGCAGACCCTACTGTTGGGATCGGAAGGTCGTTAATCTCGTCTAACGAAGATTTGTCTGACCCCTCACAACCTAATACTATTAATATTGATAACAAATCTCCTGAAGAGGAGATACGTTCTGCGGCAACAACCGCATCACCCTCGGTTCCATCTATGGAAGAAAAATCACAAGAAACTGTGGTG